CCATAGATAACTCCAAAGTCTACATCCGTATACTCAATCGCTTTCTTAACAACCTCAACAAGCTGAGGGTGTACTCCATCCAGTCTATCCAGCGACCTTTGTGATAATTTAAATGCCATATCTTCTCTCCTAAAGTTTCTAATATCCCAATCCCTATGTATGCGAAGGTTCTCACGACGTTTATCCCAATTATTTCCCATTCTTTCGTAACCCAAAGAATTTGGTCACAGAACGTATACCAAAGCTGGCGGCTACAATACAACCTAAAGTCACCTGATACCACTCAGGCATCGTTTCTAAGGCTCTGAAGCCCTGTTCTACTATATTTCTCCCCCAAGAACCACAAAAGCATAAGATAAGAGGTATGCTAAACAAAATTACAAGATATTCATCCTTCCAGCTAGACTGCGAGCCCTTCATAGCCTCAAGATCCCAGTCAATATCACCAGTCAACTGCTTCTTTTTTATCTCCAGGTTAAGTTTTTGTGATTCTGCTTTGGATTCTATCCATGTAGATGCCATACCACCAACAAGTTGTAATGCTTTAAATATCATTAGTTACTTTCCTTTCCCAACCAAATAGCAAAAGCACCAGTCATAGCTCCAGTAACTACAGACACTAAGCCAGCTTGTTGAGTGGTTAAATCAGGCTGGCTCAATGCCCACTCGATACACCTAATGTAAACACAGGTCATAGCTAGCATCATCAAGCGTGGGAGGATACGCCACTTGTCTAATGTTTCTGGAGTCATCAGCCTATGTTTCCCCTATCGAGTTGTACCAATCCGTATACAAAAGCTAGTAATAAAGCTCCTCCAAGTATAACACAAAGTATTAAAACGATAACTGTAATTATCTTTTGTCGCAATACTTGTTTATCATATATCTCTTTCTGTCTACGCTTGCGTATATCACCTTCCATTCTAAGCAGTTCATTCCATGCCTGAACACCATGTCTAAACTTAATAAACTGCTGGAGTTCGTATCGTTGTTCTTCAAGCTGTTTCTTTGCAGTCAATGCTTCAACAGCTTCTTGTTCGATGCTACCTCTGCGTGTAAGTTTAGTAATAAAAGAAGGATTCTTTGCTCTTTTCTGTGCGTTCTCGATATCTGATGCGGCACTCATCCATTTGGATAAGTCATTACCCATACTCTGGATATCTTTGCCAACTTGGAAAGCTCTTTTTAACCCATTAAAAGCTGTGTTTGCTGTAGCAACAGCCGCACTAATTGTTAATGGGTCGAGCATACATTTTAACTCGGCTTAGTAGGGAAGGTAACAGAAGACATATCTAGCGAACCATTACTTGATAACTTTGGTGATGCACTAGCTGGTAAATCTCTAAGCTGTTGTCTATAAGTCTTCCAGTTATCGGCAAGAGTTACATCAGAGTTTGCCATCCAATCTGTTTCGGCAAGCAATCTATTGCGTTCAACTCTAAGCAATCGCATAGGCTCTGCATTGACTAGCTCTGTCTTTTTATCATTTACCGCTTTCCATGTAGTTCCAAAATCCTTTGGGTCTGCACTTTCGATGGCTGAACCATTTGCATCTGCTCCAGTTACCTTACGAAACATCTGGTTGAACTCTTCTTCACTTGTAGGTGTTCCTCTTAAAACCCACTCTGTAACTCCTAAACTTGTTAATGCGTTTGCTATTGTTGTCATTGTTTTATCTCCATCAATGTAAAGTTTGTCATGTTACCTGCACTATTGTCATTTATATATACAGTGCCAGCACTTACTTTAAATGCACAAAAATATGCGACAGCACTCGTTGTGCTTGGGGAGTCCAGAAACGTATAAGTCTTAGTATTCCATGACTCTTGATAAACTGTGGATATTCCACTACTAAAACCACTTAATGGTTTTGTCGTAGTTCCTCCAGTTGTTCTACCAAAATCCATATAAGCTGTATGTCCTCCACCAGCCATTTCAAGACTAACAACAGCAATCAAAAATATTTTAGATGAACTAAATTTAGGAGTAATACTTAGAGTATCTCCTAGTTGCACAAAACTTGTCGATGTAGTTGCGTCCCTATCATCTGACACTCTACCATTTACAAATTGCACTACATGACCAGCTGGCATCTTTAAATTTGTTACGTTGCTTAAATCAACATCAGTTGCCGTTGTCTTGCCCTGAATTGTATCGACTTTAAGTGTACTCATTGGGCAATCTCCTGTAGCATAATTTGTGTTAATCTATGATCATCATTTGCGGCTATCCCAACACCAGCAGACATTCTGTAATACCAAGTTATAGTTATCTCATTTGCGTTTGGAAAACTTTGCAAAATGATTGTTGGCTGACTTGTCGAAAATCCAGTACCACTACCACCATAATCAATGTTTCTGTATGGACTTTCACTGAATGAAATATCAGCACTATTAGATACATCATAAAGTTTTGTCCAACATTGTAAATCAGTGCCTGAATTATTAAATCCACTTATACCAATAGTTGCAGTAATTAACAGTTTAGAGGTAGAAAACTTAGGAGTAATAGAACATCTAAAGGCTGTGCTTGCTTCTGCATAAGTTGATGAAGAAGTAGACACAAGTGTTCTGCTAATAGTCTGAACAGTTTGTATGACCATACCAGCTGGCATCTGCACTGTACCGCTTGCAGTCACTCCTTCGATTTTGTCGGCTTTTAATATTGAGGTCATTTTATTTTAGCCTGTTCTGCTAGATGGTCAGCGTATGCTTTCTTTACTGCATCTGTGTGAAACTGTGCCACCATCGCTTTTACATCTGCACTTTCGTTTGTGCTATCACTATCTGGTGCTACAATATGGCGATGATAGGAGCGTGATATTTCAACACCATCCTCTTTTATAACAGTTGCTGTTCGTACCTGTATATGTTTGAAGTCACCTACAATTTCTATTTTATCTTGTATTATTTCTTTTGTTATTGCCATTTTTTATCCCCTCTTAACTGTCTGTCATATAAGTAAACTGCATTGCACCCTCAAAATTTCCAACATCACTTGGGGTTATATTTGGAAGTGCAGTATCAGAACCACCATCAGCACTTACTTGCATCCTAAATTCACCATAGTTAGTCCCTGCAATAGGGCAAAAGTAGCCTTGCATATTGCTATCATCAGCTGTATAGCCACGAAATAGAATTGGAATATTCATTGAGTTTATACCACCAGTTGGATTTGTATTACTAAAATTAAAAGGAAATCCACCCATATGACAATTGCCAACTGGACTGCTTTCTCCTTGCGTTTCAAATCTAGCATGAATTGTTACTAAGTTTCCTAATTTAGTATAATGAGCTCCAGCATAACCAGACCTTACAGTATAAGAGCCAGAGTTAGACATTGGAAAAGTAATAGTCCATTGACCTTCTTCATAGTCCTCAAGACGATTTGCTGCTGTGTCAGACGTTGCACCAAGAACTATGCCTTGTGCTGTTGACGCTGGAAATAAGTTTCCAGAAGAATTAAGTGTCCACTTACTAGCGTTTGCTATCTTAAATCCAATCTGGTCATTTGTAGTTAAGTCAATACCACTATCATTATCACCAGACTGATTTACTATTTCATTTACTTCTATCTTGCTCATACTACCACCAATATCCCAGACACAGTTACTGTTGCAGTAGTGCCAATCGTTATCGGCCCAGCAACAACAGCATTATTTGTTGAATCTATTGTGAATGAATTATTTATTGTGTTTTCTACTTGGCGAATAACTGGCTCATAGCTAGTGCCATCGCCTTGTTTCCCTATGCTGTACTCTGACATTATGTAATCTCCATTATTGACATAGTAACCGATACTTTGTCAGCAACTGAACAATCTATCTGTATCTTATCTGTAGTTTCTAAAACAACTTTACCACCAGCTAACATATTCTTGCTTTGCCCTACAGCAATAGGAACATCTTTTGCTAAGAATGTTGTTGTGTTAGTTGCTGTTCGACCACCACCAGATGTATCTGATACTAATTTTACTGATGCTGTTACTTGTGCAGTATGAACATTGGC